GACCTTTGAAATTACCATACCAAGTTTCGGTGTCTAAACCTTCAATAAGTTCAGTTTCATCTATACCAGCAATTACTTCAGTGACTACATTATTCTCATCTAAAAATGCGTAATGTGCCATTATGCCCAACTCACATTTCCTGTGCCAGCTGTAATTGTTGTGACCTTAAATCCACCACTAGGAGAGGCGGTCGTGCCAGTTAAACCTGCGCCAATAGTTATAGTTTGTGTATCTGGATATTTTAAGATAACGATTCCAGAGCCACCTGAACCACCATTTCCAGGATAAGCAATTCCAGTTTGACCACCGCCGCTGCCGCCACCGCCACCTGTATTCACAGTTCCACTTCCTGCATTATTTGTTGTAAAAGCAGTTGCAGCAGAACCTCCACCATTTGTTGCAGTTCCAGTTGTTCCACCTGACTGGTCGCTTGATGATGCACCGCCACCACCTCTACCAACTGATGAACCAGTAATAGAAGAACTTAATCCTGCGCCACCGCTAAATGTGCTATTAGTAGCACCCACACCAGCCCCACCGCCTCTACCAGCGGCTGTTGCATCAAAGCCCTGTCCAGCAGTTCCTAAACCTGCTACATCACCACCACCAAAAGTCCCACCACCACAACCACCATCACCGCCATTTTTATTGGATGCAGGGCTGATTGAGCCGCCGCCTTTACCGCCACCAGTAGAAGTAATAGTTGCAAAAACGCTATTACTACCATTTGTTCCGGGGCGCGATTCATCAACCCCAAGACCACCTGCACCACCTGCGCCAACTGTCACTGTGTAATTAGTACTTAGTGTCGGTCTAAAAATAGATTCTTGGCTTGAGTTTCTGCCAGAAGTTTCTCCAATTGTAGAGTTTCTGTATCCACCAGCACCACCAGCGCCACCGCCAGAACCTCCACCGCCCCCACCAGCTATTACTAAATATTGAACACCATCAGTTTGAGATAGAGATGAAGCAATAATCCCGATTAAACTCATTACGCTATATCTCCTACGACATACCAAGTGTCGGTAGCGACCTTGATGCAAGAAGCTGCCGAGAATTGAGCTCTTAACTTAGGAGCTGTGGCAGTTGCTCCCGTTGATGAGATTGTCGTAGTGCCTGAAGTGACTGCCTTAATAGTTGTCTGACCTGCTCCAATCCGAATAACATTGATAATTGTGCCAGTCGGGAATGCGACATTGGCATTAGTTGGAATTAAAAAATCATTCGCACTAGCAACGGACATCGTGACAAGCTTTTGATCTGCATCTGCCAGCACCACTGTATAAGTTGCAGTTTGTGCATTTAAGGTGACTTTGCTGCCTGCTGCATAATCATATGACAAAGTCAATGCGCCAGATGTGCCACCGCCTGTTAATGGGCTATTAGTATTCACCGCCGTAATGTCGCCAACATCATTAGTAATCCACACAAAGTCCATGTTTGTATTTGAATTTTTTGCAAGTATTTGACCAGATGTGCCGCCTAATAAGTCAGCCAGTGCGGTATCTACTGCCTGACCGAATACTTCAAAGTCTGCTGGCAGGTCTTTGACAAGATCGGTGTTGGTAGGCATTTGCCAGTTGTAGTTGCTAGTCGGGTTAGCCATCTGTTCTCCTTACGCTACGATGAAGGCGTTTTGCCATTCAAGTGTATTAGATACGGTCTGCCATTGCTCCGCGACACTCACGGATAGCCATTTCTCTGCAACCGTTGAGAATGAGACTGGCGAAAGCAAGAGATTAACTTGCAGCTTGTTAAAGCTTGATGTAAATGTCCAGCCCTCGACATAGCCCTCAAATTGCGACCCCATATTGACAGGCAGGTCAGTTATACGCAAAGGCAAGCCCATAAAGACTTCCAGAAATACATCGCGCTCAGCATCGCTCAGCATTGGATTTGTCAGCTCATAAGTCACTTGGTCAAAGAAGGCATAAGGGTAGGCGCGTAGATCAAGATAGAACTGTGCTTGATCTTCGGCATCAACAGCATTCTCTAACGATGTGCTAATGCTTTGCGCTAGATTGCCGTATTCGCGCACCGAATCTAAATCTTCGGCTGATTCTTGCTGATTGTTTTTATAACTAATTGTAATTTGATTTCGCACATCGCCAGATCGCGTGACTGTCTTAACCCCTTGATAAATGGCATCTCCGACAAGTATCTCCTTATAGCCATTTGTGGCTAGGTATAAGCCGCGATGTGTGCTGTCAGCGTATGCGATGCGCCCTTGAGCATCTTCATACAATTGACCGAGACCGCTACTGGCTAAGGCGCTTACTAGGGCATAGACGGTCGTAGTTGATGCGCTTCTTGCCGTTAGCTCATAATCTCCGGGCTGATCTATCTCGCCCAGCCCAGTATTCTCAGCATCTTGCCATTGCTCAGTGGCAGGCTGATAAGCCTGCCAAGTAATAGCGGCAGGCACTTCAGCCCATGAGTTTAAGAATAGATCGCTCAGAATGCTATAAATCTGGTCACCGTCAAAGTCTTTGCTCAATACGCCTTCAGTCAAAGTCCGATTTAATTTAGCAAGCGCGCCAGTTGCCACGATTTTAATGCTCTGCACGAACATGACCGAGCCAGCCGATTGAATGCCCACTTCAATATCGCTAATCGTGCCGCCGAATATAGGCACATAAGCGGCGGTGGAATCCTGCACCTCAACGGTCAGACCATAATTAATCTCTGGCGCTATCAGTGATCCATCGGATTTTATTAGCACTAGGTTGCAATAAGAAGCTTGAGCCTGCTCATAGATATTTGTCCGACCTGAACTAAGAGACATGCTTGCCAGCGTGACATCTGTATATTCAACGCCCTCAATCTTGATTCGCCAGACTGGCGACCATTGGCTCATGACAGAATAGAGCCAGCCGCTAGAGTGCCGCGATAAAAGCTATTATTTAGAATATCCACAATTTGTCTAGCGACCCCTTCTTTATCCAGCGCGCCAGTGACATTGATATTTAGATTCGTGACATTGCCGCCGCCCATTTTGTTATTCGGGATTATCACGCCATCGGTCTTTGGCACGAACATCTCCGCGCCGCGCTCGCCTACCACATAAGAAGTGCCTGCTTTGACTGGGCCGCCTGCTGCCTTGCCACCGCCAAAGAGACCGCTTACTACACTGCTAATTCCCTTAACTACTGGATTATTTTTAATTAGATTTATAAAGTTTCGTAATTGTTCGTAAGCATCGCCAATGAATCCTGCCAGCTTGCCAAAGCCTGAAATCAAACCGCCTACGACTTTGCCAATTGCTTCAAGTGCAAGCTTGAATGCGCCGCCAAGCACAGGCGCAACTTTATCTCTGACAAATTCTGCAAGGGCTTTAATGACTGGCTTTAATTTCTCAAAGCCTTCTCGATTATTATCTACCGCTTGTTTTATTGTATTAAATGCTTTTTTAATGCCTTCAAATGCTGGCGTTAGAACCGATGAAATTGCTGGGATAACTATTTCAGTGATATAACCCCACCACAATTTGAATGCTGGCAATAAAACATCTCTGACAATCTGAATCAGGCCATCAATGATTGGCTTTAACTTCGGGCCAATCTCATCGGCAAATTGTTGAATGGCTGGAATGCCCTTCTCGACAAAAGCAGAAATCAACGGCGTGATTGCATCTAAGACAAATGCCCCTGCCGTCTCTTTACCCTCATCAAATGCAATCTTCAAGCGATCCATCTTGACTGCAAATGTCTCTGCCTGCTCTGCTGCTTGACCGCCAAAGGTTGCTGCTAATTGCTGTGTGACTTGATCAAATGTCATTGACTTCAATTCAGCAGCCGATAAGCCAATGCCTAATCTGCCAAGCGAAGTTATATTGCCATCATAAGCGCGACCTAAAGCTGCACTGACTGCCTCTAAAGATTTGCCACTGCCTGCCGATATATCTAAAGCAAGTGCCTGCAATTTCTGCGCTTCTTCAACGCTTTTTGTGCTTCTTACTAAGCGATCAAAGCTTGGTCTTAATTCATCATCGGTGACACCTACTGCAAGCGCAGTCTTTGTTATGTATTTCTCAACACTTGCCACCACGGCATTATTTGCACCTGCGACATTTTTTAAGCTAGTCGCTAATTTAACTTGTGCTTTCTCATCTTCAATTGCAGCCTTAACACCATCAATTAATAACTTGCCTGCATAAGCTGCTGCCGCTGCCGCTGCCACCGCAAATGCTGCTGCTGCCTTCTTGCCAAAGTCTCCAAGCTTGCTGCCAAAACTTTCAACATCTTTGCTGCCTTCACCTAGATTTTTGCGAAGATTATCAACATCGGCAAGAATCGAGAGCTTGAGTGTTCTTGAGCCAGCCATTAATCGAACCTCTTAACTATCTCTTTAAATGATTCTTCCCATTGTCTCACTAATTCATTCTGATTTGCCCTAAGCGTGGGATAAATAAAATAGCCTTGAGGATTCCAACTAGGGAATTGCTTAAAATTCTTTGAGCCGAATTCCATACCGCCCCATAGCTGTTGAGTAGTTGCACCGCCTGAGAATCGCTGTGATGCGTAGCCAAATGACAATTCGCCGAGCTTTGATGATTTGCTTACTTTAGAGCCTTCAGCAATGCGCCTAGCTGCTGTGCCAGATTTACTTCTTCCAGCCGATGCAGAAATAATCTTGCCGCGTAAGAAATCAGCCAAAGCGCTTGATTTCTCTTTAGCTTCGGCAAGTGCCTGATCGTCCATAGCTTTGAACGCGCGCTTGATTGCGCCAAGCTCGCGCTTGTCATAGCTAATCGGATCACTTGCCATTGCGCCTCTCCAATATCTCCACAGCCGTCAAGATGTCTTCAGCCGATACCCATTCGCGCATCGGAATGCCAGTGGCGATTGCTAGTTCTACAACTAGCCGTCCGACTGAGCCACTGGCGTGACTTTTGGGCTTAGCTCATTGGGATCAATCTCTGCGACTGTCTCTAGCCAAGCATCGTAAGGCTTTAACGGTGAGCCAGCAGCTTCTCGCTTAAGAGCTGCATAAGCCAGAAACGCAAGGTCAGACATTCCCAGCAAGTCGTCACCCTTGATGTCTGTAATCTTGCGCCCTGTCTTTGTCTCCCATTTAACCCATTCAGGCGGCAGCACCGTTGCTGTGACTGTATCGCCTGAGCTATATGTGATTGTAAGTCCTAGTTTCATGCTCCTGATCTCCTAATCTTAGGTGAATGACTCTGAAGGTGTGCCAACTACTACGAACGAGAATGAGACGGTCTGTGCATCTGGTGATGTGCCGCCTACGCTTGGGAATGCTGGCATTGCATTAAATGTGAAGACTGCACCTGTCACAGCTGTCAATGAAACTGCCAAAGTGGTATTAGGTGCGGTCTCTGCTGCTGTCCAAAGTGCCTCACAGAGAGAATCTGCTGCGCCCCAGTCTGCAAGCATCTCCATTTCGAAGCCCCATTGATCATCAATGTGTTTATAGGCTTTTTGATAGAGAGTCTGATAAGTCTCAATCGTTGGATCATTGCTGAGCGTTGCTGATAAAGCTTGCTCATCATAGTTCTTGGTAGCGATCGTCAAGACTAGATCGCGCCCCGTGATGACGGTCGTTGCCATTGTTGCTCCTTATGTTTGTGTGTAATAGGTAGATATATTGATGTCGGCAGTCAAGTATTGAGCTGCCCCGATTAATGTCACCAGTGGGCGCTCTACCACGCCCACGATGTATCCAGCAGGCAAAGCCGCCAGAATGCTAATGATTAGCTTCTCTATATTGTCGAGAGAAGCTGGATTGCTGTTATATGACACGATAGCTGTTGCCACAATATTAATTTTAATTTTAACATTAGCTTTGCCAAGTAATTGTGGCTCAAAGTATGGCGATCCCGGAACTAAGACAATCGCAGGACTAATGACTGACTCTGGCACACTGTTGTAAGTCGATGCAGCTAGGTTAGTAAATGCAGTCTTAAGCGCATCGCGCACATCTACTTGAATCGAATTGGCTGGCATTACTGGCACATCGTTTCGACATCAACATAAGGCGCGAGCAAAGCTTGGACTCTCGATAGCAACGATCTGCCGAGACGGAATGGCGTGGGTGTGAAATCAACGCCTTCGAGCTGACCGCCTATCGAGAGTCGGGATTGAAATATCTCTGTGCTAACGACATAGACAGCAGACTCAACGGCTGGCGTATTAGCATATAAGCTCGCTGCGTTATAGCCTGATAAGAATGCTGTGCCTTGCGGAATGCTCGGCTGCAACTCGACATCTGCATTCGTGACCGCGGCTGAGAACACTTGACCAACATAAGTGCTGTTAAAGCCTGCTGGTAAGAATGGATATGGATAACCGTATTGCGGCGAGTAATCGCCTATAAATCTATAATCATTTGTGACGGTCTTTGTGCCGTTAAATATAGCTGGCAATCCTGAAATGACCACGCTTTGCCCTGTGGTAAAGCCGTGTGGGCGCACTGTAAAGTAATAAGCAACATTATTGCTCAAGCTTACATAAGCAACCTTTGAACTATTTTGCACCAGCATCGGCAAGATTATGTCTTCCGCGCTGTCAATCACTTGCTCTAAATAAGCATCGTTATAAAGAGCAGAGCTAACGCCTAGCACATTGCGCAACTGTGTAGCTGTGATAATGGCTGGCATTAGCTCTGATCCTTTCGATTCTGCTGGGCTGACTCAGGAGCGAATCAGCCCATGACTAGGTGGCTATTAAGCCTTGTTATTGTGGAACGATCCTGCTGCAATTTTTGTTGCGATTGCGCCATAACCGTAATACATGCACTGGATTTGACCACTGCTGATTAAGTTTGTCTGCAACTTGACACTTGGAGATTCATACCAAGTATAAGCTTCAGGATCAACGATAAGAATTGATCCATCTGTGTCAGTGCCTTGCGCAGTGTTAGCTGTGACATATAGGTCAAGACCTGCAACATTGCCGCGGATTGAATCTGGGCGAACTACGCCGCCAGCATTCTGTGGCTGTGATGCGTTGTAAATTGGTCTTCCATTGTCATTTAATGTCATCAAGTTTGCCCACTGTGCAGTATTGACAATCATTGACTTTGCAAATCTTTGTGTGTTTGCATAAACCGAGGCAGCGCCGCGAGCGACAATGCCAAGAAGTTCAGCAGCAGTTGGATATGTGACGGTAGTAGTCGCATCGCCAGTTGCACCTTGATACACTGCGAGATTTACTTTCGCATCTGTTGCTTTAGCGTATGCAGCAGCCATGTTCTTGATTAATTCTTCAAAGAATAATGGCGACGATCTGTCAAGGAGCTCTAAACTGAAGGTCTGCTGTCCAGCATATTTCTGAACATTGACGGTGACAAATGCAGAATTTTGATCTGTCTCAGATGGTGCTGCTTCTTCAGCTGTAATTGCAACCGTTGGCGCAACCGTAATCTTTGGAATCTCAAAGCTCATGCCTGCATCTGGCAAGACACCGCGAGAGATTGCATCAATTGATGGGCGCACTAATGTTGAAAGACCGTTGATAACCTCGGTCAATTGGCGTGTAGGGATAAGACCAGCGTTGTCGGTGGTGTTATCTGCTGCCGTAATGTATTGGCGCGCATTGTCATCGCCAAGTGTTGCGCGAATTGAGTTCTCCAGATATTTCGCTGGTGTGACCTCAATGCGTGGCTTTGTGTAGAACGCAGGGCGAGCATTTGCTTGCACCTGCAAAGAAGCTTCCACCGTTTCTTCAACGGCAGGAGCGTTTTGAACGGTAGTGTCTTCCACTTGTTCTCCTTCGGTCGGGGTTGATACATCTGAAACCTCTTTGGCTTCAGAATCTTTTTTGTCTTCTTCATCGCTTGCTGCTACATCTGTGACACGCGCTGATCGCACTGCTGGCTCTGTCACTAGGCTGACTTCAACTAGCTCACTCTTACTAATAACCATTGCGCCATCTACTGTCTCATAATCATCAACTGCAACGCCTACTGAGAAGCCATCACGCAAGCCAGACATTGCTTCTTCAAGTGCATCTGTGCCTGCTGTGGTATTTGCAATTTTAAATGTCGCATCTATGCCCACATATTTGCCGTCTTCTTCAACTTCGTCCATTGATAAAGTCATGCCAATAGGTCTAGTGCGGTCATGCTCTAAATTAAGCTTGACTGATTTGATTGGAATAGAGCCAGCCTTGAATATAGTGCGACCTGCGCTAGTCACTGCGACTTCATCAAATGTGACAATGCGCCCAGATATTGTGCGAGCATTTGTGTCGGCTGCCGTAATCTTTAGCGGCACTTGTATCTTCATCGGATCATGTCCTCTTCTCTTCGGATTTCTTCAGGTGTAATTGCGCCAATGCCTGCAAGAATTTGATAAACCTGCGCGCGCTCTAATGGATTGCCACGCAAGAATTCGCCAAAGTTAAAGCGCGCATATTGTCCAGCAGGCAGGAAGTCACTCATGCTTAATCTTTGCTCAATAATTGTCATGACTGGCTTTAAGCTGTAATCAATTAGGTCGCGCCTCTGATTGATTGCGTTGCTATAAGTGTTTGACATCGGATCAGAAGACGCGAACCATGCTGGAATGCCTATTGCTCTGCAAAGCTCTAGGGCTATGTATTGTCTGGCTTCATTCATCTGCATTTCAGATGGGTTGAAGCCCAATTTCTCCAATACGACATCGGCATTCAAGAATGCAGTGGCTCGCTCTTTGCGCGCTCTGCTCCAAGAATCTAAAAGTGTGCGAATGCGATCTGCTGGCATCGCTGTGCCATTTGTCTTCATGACTGTAAGTGGTGCTGGCTCTCTAGCGTAATTTAATGCCGTGCGCTCTAGCCAAGCGCCTGCCTTAATAGTCTGCCCTGCACGATTTAGCAATCCCTCGTCCATGCCCATAAATACTTTTATGTCTTGATTAGGCACTGCCATGCCGTCAATTGCATAGCCTGTTATCTCTGTGCTGCGCGCATTTGTCTTTACGGTCACGCGTGTCGGTGCAATTCTTTCGGCAGCTCTAACGCGCCCATCTTCAGCGTATCTATCTATTACTCTCAAATATGCGTAGCCATAAAAAATAATATCTTCGGCAATCCATGACCAGACATTTGCTCCCGGAACTCTTGGATCAGGTTGATTGATAACTCTTGGCGGCTCAATTCTTGTCTCTGTTGATTTCTGCCACACATCGATATAAGTGCTGGCGACTGTTGAGCAAATTATGTTTCTAGCGCGAGCAAGTGTTGGCACAGCCATAGCTTCTTCTCTAAGTGCTGTGGTAGATGTTGCAAAGTATGATGCAAATGCATCAAATGAATTCATCGGCAAAAATTCAGCTGCCGTGACTGGCGCAGGTAGAGCTTTAGGCGCTCCTAATACAAATTCACGAAATCCCATGCCCGAATTGTCGCGCTCTTATACGCCTAGCCAATGAGAATATCTACTTCCGTCTCTTGGCGTGTCGCAAAGTGTGTGACTAGAGCTGCTGCGACTGTGGCACAAACTGCGACCTTTGATGCTCGCCGACCTATGACCCATGCGCCATCGCCATAAGGCAATTTTGAAGCTGAAAGAATTTGCTTTGTAAATTCTGGCTGACCCTTATGGCGTAGGCGATTTGAGACCACAGCCGATAGCAATTGATCACAGCTCATCGCATATTCAACCCCGTCAATGTCTGTGGTCGCAATACCTGCTGGAGATAAACGCATCGCCACAGCCGAAGCCGTGCGCTTGGAATAGACCACAGATTCCAGCCCTGTAAAGCGCCTAGCATAAGGCGCGATGTCATTGGCAATGGTCTTATCGTCTAGCGATACAGGATTGTGCCAAGTGTGGAGAAGCTGGACAAAGAACCTTTCATCGTCAATTCTTTGAGCTGCAACCAGAGCTCCATGACGGCGATCAGGGCTAAGATCTATCCCTAGCCATGTGGTCTTGCCTTCGTCCAGCTTCAACGATGTATCTTCGCAATCTGCCCATTCTTGCGTAGGGATTGCAGGATTGATTGAATCCACCCAGCGACATAAAACCTCGGTGCGAAAGACATCTGGCGCATCGTGTGTTGCCGATGCAATGTTGTCAATGTGAATAGTGCGACCCATTGACGGATTTGCATGCTTCCAATTCTCTAGATTATGAATGTCATCGGTCGGAGCGCTCCATTCAAAGTAGCCAATGTCATCTGTGCCTGATCCTGCCGATGCCTGCAAGCCGCGCTCTCTCAGTTGATTAAGAATTACAGAATGGCTATCACCTGCATTCGATAAAGTCCAGACCTGAGGATTCTTAGCCGCCATCATCGTGTATTTCATAGATGACCACGCATCTAGGTCTTTGTGCTCTCTTAATTCGTCCATAAAGACCGTCTCTGGCTTAGATATACCTCGCGCAGCACTATTGGCAGCCTTAACCATATAGCGCGAGCCATGAATCGTCTCAACTTCTTCAGAGCCATGCGCCCAGCGAATCTTCTTGACCTGTTTAGCAAGCTCATCATTGCCTTCGATGATATTGACTAAGTGCCTAAAGGTCTCTAGCGATGTCGTAAGCCTATGAGCTGAGCCGATTTGCAGTGAATCTTTTTGCACAAATAGTCCCCAGAGAATCCTAGAGATCATTAATGTGCTCTTACCATTCTGCCTCGCTACGACCGCGCAAATCAGTGGGAAGTGAAATCTGCCATCGCGCTTGACTCTCATTGCCTGCACTGCGAGATATTTTTGCCAGCCCATAAGCTCTAGACCGCATTGAGCGCTAAAGTCAATCAGTTCCCAGCCTCTTGAGCGCAGATTTGGGACTTTAGATTGAATTCTTGGCTTCATGTAGCCAAGTTCCACACCTCCTAATCCCGATGCGCCCTGAATCAAGCGGAGGTCAGCCATGTGATACCGATTCAGTCTGAGCTTGGCTTGAACTGGTTTGGTCTGCTCGGTTTCGTGGTGAAATTAAACCATGCGGGGTCGGTGGTGTCCCGTCATTAATAAAAAAGCCCCTATGTGATTTATTTCTTCCAATGTTGCAATTGTTGCACAATACACGCAGGTTATCTAAATGATCTGTGCCGCCCTTAGATCGCTCAACTATATGATCAATGGTTAAGTTCTCTTCAGCTAAACAGGTTGAGCAGTAGCGACCATCTCTCTTGAATACCATCTCTCTAATCTTGCGCCACTGTGATGTGCTACCAGTCTTACGCAGTGATGATGACACTAATACCAACCTCTCTTAAATGATGATGCTAAAGCCCCATCACATATCTGTCCATCGTATCTAGCATCAATATATTTAAGTGTAGCTCTTATCTGTTGTCTAGGTGTTAGGTCTCGATACCAAGTAGATCGCATCTGTCCTAGTCCATAGTGCGATCCATTCTTTGCCCAATATCTCCACGATGACTCTCTATGTATAAGCTCTACAAAGCATGTAAATTCATTCCAATCATCTATCAAATTATGTGCATATAGTTTAAGATTCATGTGATGATTTGTATTTGCATTAGCTGGTGTGTGTATAAGTGCGAGAGCCGCAAAGGCTAATAGCATAGAGAGCCCCCCGATGCGTTTGCTTAGCGAGCTAACACGCGTAGCGGCTCGCGCAAGCCCTCGGAGCATAGCGAGGCTGTCAAGCATGAGCGTAAAGAATTGAGAGTTTCTAGACATATCGGACATCTACTTTCTCCACGCTCTTACATAAGCCACAATTCTTTCAACATCTGTGGATAACTCTGAGCCCTTGTTAATGAGATAAAGCTGCTCTATGTCAAGGGCTAAAGCTTCAAGCCACTGGTGCTGGAATTGGCACATAAGATGAAGACTTTTTGTATGTGTCAATAGATCGCAAATGTATTTGACCAACCCACCATGATGAGTCTTTGGTAGATTTGTAGCGATCTTGCTTAGCAATACTGATTGGTATCCAACCCTTAATGCTATAAGTAGGGCATGATCCTGTGACTAGAATTGCAATGTCAGTCTCTCTATCACGCGGCACAATAATCAAAGAGCCTTCATCGTATCTAGTCCATTTGACCTCAATGTTAGAGCCTACATCGGCGCGAGATTTAAATCGTTCATCGCCTAAATCGCCATAGGTAAGACCTAAGTAATTGCCTACTGCTAACTCAGCTGCAACTGACTCCATTTGCACTTGGCAGAATTGAAAGAAATTGCCCTTGAGGCGCTTCCAATCCCCGGGATTGTCAGCCTTGCGATTGTATTGCTCCATAAATTGTGGCAGGTAGCGTTCAGCTCTTATTCGACCTATCTGGCTGCACCTAATAATCTGCTCTTGAGTCAATGTGTATTTCATCGCGCACGCTCCTGAAGATAATCCTGATAATCAGCTGGGCTTAGCCATTGACCATCAACTTCTTTGAACCATATCGGTGGGCATTGATCTTGGCGCGACTTAGATGGGCAGGTGTAGCCCTGATAAGCCTTGCCCGTTTTGTCCGATATGCCTGATTTCATAATCATATGACCATGCTTGCAGAGAGGGGATTGCCTTACGACTTCCGCGCCCAGTGTTGCTTGCAGACTCTCTATTGCCTCAGCCATAGATGGCACTGGATTACGCATTGCCTCGGTTGCAGACTTGGCATTCATCTGTTCTACCTCATAGGCCGTCAATAGGCTGTGCGCGGCATTCTGACGGCCTTTATGGTCGTCTTCAATCCTTTGCACCTTCTCCATGTCTTGCCTCGTAGGTCGAGCATCTGAAGGCGTTAAAGCGCCTATAACGCGACCGTATGCCGATGTCACGCAATTCTCGACCCACCAATTCGCGTTGATCTTAGATGAATCGCGCACCTCATAGGCATAGTCGATAGCTGCTGGCTTCTCATCTTCATAATTGCGATAGGCTAAAGCTTTGACCAAGATATAACCTGATTTGATGTCAATGTCTTCGATGTAGCATTCCAAGCGACCAGATGGGAACTCAGCTCTAAAGCGCTTTATTCTGGCATTTACATCTTCGTAATTCTCTAGATTCCACGCCATTATTCATCACCTACTTGAGAAGCTTGACGATTTTTGCCGCGATAAAATCCGCGTGAATAGCCCTCGTCCCAGCCATCGCCGTGACCCTTACTAAATCCAATCATGAACGCCAAGCCCATAAGAGCTAGACAGGTCAAGATTGTGCTGATATTCATGTCCAATTCGTGCATTGTGTTGCTCCTGATCCAGCCACACATTCGGTGTCTGTGGTATCAGTGTGATACAGAGCCCTGACAGATTCAAGCCTTATGTTCAGGGGTCGGCGTGTCGGCTGGCTTTGGCTTGGACTTTAAGCCATTGCCTGCAAGAACACCGCCAAGAGCGCCAGTCAAGAAGATTGCCATTGTTTTAAGTAGGTCAATAAATGCTGCATCATTAGGCGCTTGAGAGCCGATGGGCTGTGTGACAAAGATGAGCGCGTATGTGATGCCAATGCTTATGACTACAAATACAGCTGAAAGAGCCACGCCGATAATTAAGATTAAGCGGGCATGTATGTCTTCAGGATTCAAGCGGCGTTGATATTTAGGGGCTCGGCGTGTTAGCGATGTCGCCAACCAAGTCGGCAGTGCATGTTCCTGTGACTTTGCAGGCTGGCGGCTGGCACTCGACTTTGCCCCAGTTGTCGAACTCTTGGCAGGGGTATCTGACCCAGCCATCATATCCACAGCTTGATACCCCTAGCGCAAGAATACCTGCGATTAAGGCTTTGACAGCCCGAATGCAAAATCTTTTGGATTTAGCCATCGCAAAATTACAGGCGCAACAGCTGCAACGCCAGCTCCAGCAATTGCTTTTGGATCACTCTGCCCTGCGAGATAGACCGCCAGACTTGCCGCTAGAAATGATCTTGCCCATGATGCCAGTATTAGCTTTATTTGTGTCATTTTTTTTGCCCTTCTTTTTGATTTTGCTAGCGGCTTCCTCGCTTGCCTTGACTTCAGGATACGCCAAAGCGCTTACTGAATACTTTGGTCTAGCAAATCCGACAATCGGCGAGCCTTTGCCATAGGCGCGAGTCTTTAGCATGACCATGCCGCCATTGCGCTGATTTCCACCGCTGGGCGCTGTGTTGCCCTCGACTGTAATTACTTCTTTACCTGCTACTGCCACCACGATTCCAATGTGGCTTATGCGATCTATACCATCGCTAGGGAAGTCAAAGAATGCTAAATCGCCCGCCTGTGGATTCTCTGTGTGCCAGCGCGCGACATCTTTCATTCTTTGTGCGCCCATTGCAGTGCTGACCATTGATGGCAGCTTTACACCTGCATGATGCGCGCACCAATTAACAAATGATCCACACCACGGCAATCCATTAGCCTTCGTGTGTTCGCCATATTTTGTTATATTGTCAGGTGTTTCAACATAGCCAATCTCACCCAATGCGATTTCGCATAAGCGTTGCGCTGTGCCGTCAATGTAAATCGTCATGGGCAAGGCACTTCTACCCAGTTAATAATTGCTTCGTCCCAGACATAACATTTGCCATCATCGGGATAAGGCACAGGTGCTTGCCAATTGTAAGTCTCTGGATTAAGTAGCCAAGAAGGATAAGGCTGTGGCGCAAAAAAACCAATACCATCAAAACTATCTCCAATGCCTGCGTAATTCTTGCGAAATGCAGAACTACCATCATCGCCATAATGAACGCCGCCTCTAGTCCAATATGAAGTGCGCTTGCACACTTGACCTTTGAAATTACCATACCAAGTTTCGGTGTCTAAACCTTCAATAAGTTCAGTTTCATCTATACCAGCAATTACTTCAGTCACTACATTATTCTCATCTAAAAATGCGTAATGTGCCATTATGCCCAACTCACATTTCCTGTGCCAGCTGTAATTGTTGTGACCTTGAATCCACCACTAGGAGAGGCGGTCGTGCCAGTTAAACCTGCGCCAATCGTTATAGTTTGTGTATCTGGATATTTTAAAATAACAATTCCAGAGCCACCTGAACCACCATTTCCAGGATAAGCAATTCCAGTTTTACCACCGCCGCTGCCGCCACCGCCACCTGTATTCACAGTTCCACTTCCTGCATTATTTGTTGTAAAAGCAGTTGCAGCAGAACCTCCACCATTTGTTGCAGTTCCAGTTGTTCCACCTGACTGGTCG